GAAGCAGCAGTTATCGCTTCAGGTCAAATCAACGTTGCCTACTACGGCTACGGCGCAATCGCAACTAAGGTTGCAGCAGGCGCATACAAGTGGATGGTTGCATAACCCACACTTAGCAATAGTGTTGAAGGGGCTTTGTAGCCCTTAGCCCCTTCAATTTTAATCAGAGAGGAAATCATGCCAGCAACATACGTAACACAGGCCGAACTGCGCAGCGTTCTAGGCATCGGTTCTCTCTATAGCAATGACGTAGTTGAAGAGTGCGCACAGGCCGCTGAGAACATTATCAAAAGCCATCTATGGTTTAACAACTATTACGCAGCTGCTCGAAGCCTCACAGATAACTTTGCAACACTTTACTTTCAACAACCACATGGCATGTATGTTGGGCAAAGCGTAACTATTACCAATGCCGGTTCTCCATTTTCAGGCACTAAGACAATTACTGAAATTAACGGCGCAGTCCAGGTATCTGCCCTCAACTACCAGAACTATTCTTTGACGGCTTATAATTATTCCATAACCTATGCAGCCACAGGCGCAGATCAGGTTAAAAACCCAATACAACCGTTTGCCACAGTAGCGGCTGGCACAAACATAGACTTTGCCACAGTTCCAGAAATTAGAGAAGGCACGCTTTTAATTGCGGTTGACATCTGGCAATCAAGACAACTTTCAAATGCTGGTGGCGTATCACCAGATGGCTTTACACCTTCACCTTACCGTATGGGCAACACACTACTTGCTAGAGTTCGTGGTTTGATTGCGAATTACTTAAACCCAAGTGGACTAGTCGGATGACAGTTGCCGTCACAACTCTCCGTTCTACCATTGCAACGGCTTTAAGTAATCCGGCGGTATGGCAGGTGTTCTCTTTTCCGCCTGCCTCACCGCTGGCCAACAGCGTGGTTGTAGAACCTGATGATCCTTATATTGTGCCAAGCAATAACCAACATATAACTATTGCACCTTTGGCTAACTTTAGATTAAAACTTTACTTGCCATTACTTGACAACCAGGGCAGCCTTGCAAGCATGGAAGATTTTATTGTTGACGTGTTTACTAAACTAGCGGCATCCACGCTAAAATATAACATTGGCTCTGTGTCTGGGGTATCGGTTGATACAACAGCTGGAGACCTTCTCACGACGGAAATTCGTCTGAGTATCTTAACGAGTTGGAGTTAATATGACCGATCTAACACCTGAGGATTTGGCTTTTCTTAAAAAGATTGGTCAAATCGAATCCACCCCAAAGGCATCAGCCAAGAAAGACGAGGAATAAATAATGAGCATTTTTCTTAACAACACAGTTGGTTTCAAAATCAACTCAGTTGATCTATCAGATCACGTTACAGCTTTTTCACTAAACCGCCAAGCAGATCAATTAGAAGTAACTGCGATGGGAGACACAGCCCACAAGTTCGTAACCGGACTTTCAGCTGACACCATCACAGTAACTTTTCTAAATGATGATGCAGCATCAGGCGCAGGTTCAGTAAGAGCAACACTACAAGGTGCATACGGCACAACCGTAGAGTTCAAGGCAGTTCAAGTAAAGGGTGCAACAACAACAATTTCATCAACAAACCCTCTTTACACAGGCACGATTCTTATTGACAACTTAACTGACATTAACGGTGCAGTCGGAGATGAAGCAACATTCGACATTACCTTTACTTGCAACAGCAAGACAGTAGTAGCAACAACAGGCACATTCTAAACAACTAACAGAAAAGGGCTAACATGGCAAAGTTAAGAATAGTAAGGGTGGATGGTAGCGATACCACTCACCAAATCACACCAGCAATAGAATATGCTTTTGAAATCTATGCAAAGAAAGGCTTGCACAAGGCCTTCCGTGAGGATGAGAAACAGTCTGACGTATATTGGTTAGCTTGGGAATGTATCCGTAGATCGGGAGAAACTGTCAAGCCTTTTGGCGCAGATTTCTTAGATACGCTCGTGCGTGTGGAAGTTCTTGATGATGACCCTTTGGACTAACTAGGGATTCCCTTCACTACCTCATTGCACGAATGAGCCTAGAGACGGGAATTCCTGCACAATCCTTTATAGATATGGATGTGCGAATGTTCAAGACTTATTTAATGGCTATGAAGGACAGGGCAAAGGAGATGAAGGATGGCAACGGAAGTAAGAGGCGTTAAGCAACTCCGTTACGCCCTACGCAACTTCGAACCTGACTTAGCCAAAGAAACACAAAAGGAAATGGCTGCCGCATTAAAGCCAATCGTGCAGAACGCTAGAAACCTCGTGCCAGCCGTTAGTCCTTTATCTGGATGGCGGCCTAGAGCCATGAGTGAAGCAAGATTCCCTGCGTGGGATTCAAAGATTGCAAAACGTGGCATCTCTTTCAGCACAAGCCCAAGCAAACCTAATTATCGCGGCTTCTCTTATGCAGCTTCTATCCGTAACAAATCTGCTATTGGTGCTATTTATGAACGTGCAGGTATTCGTGCGCCTAGCGGTAAAAAATCAAGCAGACCAAACTTTGCCCAGGCTTTAGGGCCAATGGTAGGAGAAGGCAGATTGCAAGGTCGTGCCATGTTCGCAGCCTGGAATAGAGATCAAGGCAGAGCAACCGCAGCAGTAATGAAAGCATTACAAAATGCAGCAAATAACTTTAAGAACAGGCGGGTTGTATAGTGGCCAAAGTTGATTTAGTAGTTGGTATTGGTGCTGAATACAAAGGCAAACCAGCATTTAACAAAGCCAATAAGGATGTCTTAGGACTCCAGGCTGGAGTTAAATCACTTGCTAAGGCTTATGTTGGTCTGGCTGGCGCACAAAAGGCTTTCCGTTATGCTTCACAATCTTTGAAGGCTTTTGCTGAGGATGACCTAGCAGCACAGAAGTTAACTAGAACCGTGGAGAACTTAGGCTTAGCCTATGAATCAACTAACGTAGAAAACTTTATTCAGGGGCTTGAAAGAACTTTTCACGTTGCTGATGACCTATTACGCCCTGCAATGGCAAAGTTGCTTCAGGTTACACAGTCATATACCAAATCTAAAGAATTATTAACAGTTGCTCTAAACGCATCAGCTGGTGCAGGCGTTGACCTAAGCACAACAGTTAGCGATTTATCACAGGCTTACGTAGGCAACCTAAGAGGACTTAGAAAATACAATTTAGGACTTACTCAGGCTGAAATGGCTACTAAGTCGTTTGAGGAAATACAAGCCTTACTAAACAAAACTTTCTCAGGCCAAGCATCACTAGCCGCGGAATCATACGCCTTCAAGTTAAATGCCCTGACTATTGCTGCTGGCAACGCAAAAGAGGTTATTGGACAAGGCATAACTGATGCTTTGATAGATGCTTTTGGTAATGGTAGTCTTGACCAAGCAGTAGCCAATATGGAAGCAATGGCACGCTTTGGTGCAGACTTAGCCCGTAGTTTTGGCACGATTGCTAAATACAGCGGTATTGGTTTAATTTCTGGTGTTATTGGCGCATTACAAAAAAAGCGTAATGAACTAGCAGTTAAAGATAGACCATACGATCCGATGTCCGGCAACATGCCAGATATGACTCCTGCTGGTATGAAGATAGTCATGGCACGCAAGAAGGCTGACGCTGATGCTGCTAAACGCCAAAAGGAATTGGCTGCGCTAGCAGTTAAGCAAACTAAAGCAATTAAAGAGCAGACAGCCCTAACCAAAGCAAAGGCCGTCTTAGATAAAGCCTCAGCCGTTATGAACATGGATTTAATTCAAAACACAGCAGCTCTTATGGGCAAGGTTACTGAGGATGAATCATTACGTTTGAAACTGCAACAAGCAATACTTCTGGGTAATGCAGATGCCGCTGGCGGCTTAGCGCAACAGTTATTATCTTCTCAAATTGCAGCCATGAAGTTATCTTCAACCAATCCTTTAGGCGGTTTTACAAATTCTTTGGATGCAGCCTTGCAAGCTGCTAGACAATTAAGAAATGAACTGGCCATGATGGGTGCTGCTAAAGTTCCAATTCAAATCCCACAAGAAATAAAATCTCTTGTGCCAGAACCCGAAAAAGAAATTCAAAAAACTCCACAAAATCCTTTAGGACTTCCTTCATTCTATGGATACAGCGGCTTTGGACAATCTTTCTTACCATCCAAGTATCCAACCGATTTAACAGTTACTATTGTTGCACCACCAGGATTTATTGCAGATACCGTTATCAATAACTCAGCCAATGGCAACAGTAATAGTTACTTTACAGAAGAAAGTTTTGCCGGGGGTCGTGGTTAGTAGTGGCAATCCCAACACTTGTCGTAACCTTTGACTTTAGTTCCGGTGCGGTATTTGGCTACCCGTTTATAATCGGTGAAGGTGTATTGGGCTTCAACACGCTGGCAGATCAAGCGGCTGACACAATAGACATTTCAAACCAAGTCAATAGAGTTTCCATAAGGCGTGGATATAATCTGTTGCAAGAGGAATTTCAAGCTGGCACAGCTAGAGTAAGAATTTTAGATCAGAACGGCGATTGGAATCCAACCAATTTAAGTTCCCCTTATGCTGGCAAACTTGTTCCTTTGCGTAAAGTGCGTATATCAGCAAACGAAAGTTTTCTCTTTTCAGGTTACACAATTAGTTATAATTACACATGGGATAAAGAACAAAATCTTGGTTATGTAGATTTAGAACTTGTAGATGCTTTCCGTCTGTTAAATATGTCCAACATAACCACAATTACAGGTGGAACTGCTGGCCAGACCACAGGCACACGAGTTACAGCTATCCTTGACACGATTGGTTTTCCAAATTCTATGCGAGATATAGAGTCAGGTTCAACGACCGTTCAGGCCGATCCTGGCACTTCTCGAACATCGCTTCAAGCTATTAGAAATATGGAATTTTCAGAGCAGGGCGGTTTCTATTTACTGCCTAATGGAGATGCCAAGTTTATTAGTCGTGCATCTATTCAAAGCAAGTCGGGGGCTAATCCGACATTCTTTTCAAACGATGGCACAGGCATCCCTTACCGCAACATAGTTACTGCATTAGATGACAAGCTGATTATTAACCAGACTTCTATTACTAGAAAAGATGGCACAGCCCAGGTTGCCAATAACGTAGCAAGCCAAATTCAGTATTTCCCACATTCTTACACAGCGACAGACCTGCTAGTGCAGACAGACGCTCAGGCTTTAGATATTGCAAGGGCTTACACCGCAACACGGGCTGAGACAACGCTTCGAGTTGATTCCCTCACTCTTGATCTAAATACGGCTGACTACGCCGCTGGCACAACAGCAGCTTTGACCCTAGATTTCTTCGACACCATCCGAGTCAAGAACGTAGGGCAAGATGGCACAATCATCGACAAGACCTTGCAATGTATGGGGGTGGCACACGAAATCACTCCAGGCACTTGGAACACCACCTTCGTAACATCTGAGCCAATCATCGATTCTTTCATCATAGGTAGTTCTTTATACGGTATAATCGGCACGTCAGTAATGACATATTAAGGGGTAATAAATGGCAACAGGATTTCCAGCATCGACCGGAGACGTTCTCTCAGCTGCAATGTTTAATGGCTTAGTTACGTTTGACGTTGAAGCCGACAAAACAGTTGATTATACGCTCGTTTTGGCCGACAGCTATCAAAATTTAATTCCAATGAATAAAGCCACAGCAATAGAATTGCTAATTCCTACCAATGCCACAGCGGCTATTCCGGTTGGCACAGTTATTACAGTATTGAATAAAGGCGCAGGAGTAACAACAATCAAAGCAGTAACTTCAGGCACAACCACAGTTTTATCCTCAGGAAGTATTGCCGCACAACCAACTTTAGGACAATACAAAACTGCTGCTTGCATCAAGACTGCAACAGATACTTGGTATGTGGTCGGATCGATTGCCTAATGATAGGTAACGCAATAGCAGGATTTGCTGGAATTGCTTCCGGTGCGCCACCAACAAGATCAGTAGATTATTTAGTTGTAGCAGGTGGTGGTGGTGGTTGCGCTGGTGGTGGTGGTGCTGGCGGTATGCTTACTGCAACTGCATTTGATTTTAGTGGTTCAGTAACCATAACAGTAGGCGCAGGCGGCGCAGGAACTAACGCAGGTTCAGTTCGAGGTTCAAACGGTGCTGACTCAGTATTTTCTAGCATTACTTCAACTGGCGGCGGTGGTGGTGGTGCAAACCTAACCGGCGGTGCTAGCAATCAAAACGGTTTAAGTGGTGGTTCTGGCGGCGGTGGTGGATATGTCTCACCATCTACAACTGGAACTGGTGGTGCCGGAACTTCTGGACAAGGTAACGCAGGTGGCTCAGGATTATTTGGTGGCGGTGGTGGTGGTAAAGCCGCAGTAGGTTTCCCATCAACCGGTGCTAATTTAGGTCAAGGCGGCGCAGGTTCAGCATCTTCAATTACAGGCTCATCAGTCAATTACGCAGGTGGTGGCGGTGGACTTGCTGACTTATCAACTGGGCCATTCCCAGGTGGAATAGGCGGCGGTGGTCAAGGCGGTGGCTCTGCTGCAAGTTATCTTGGAACGAATGGAACTGCAAATACTGGTGGTGGCGGTGGTGGTAGAACTGGAAATGGTGGTTCTGGTATTGTCATTATTTCCTACGCAGACACACTTCCGGACATGACTATTGGCGTTGGATTAACCTACGCAAGAACTACTCCATCTGGCAAGAAGGTTTATTCATTTAC